AGGAGACCAGACTAACGTATCAGCTCTCTGTAAAGAGCTTAAAAAATTTGGTTTAGTTTATAACGTAGCGGCCGATAGTATTTATGTAGCCTCTGTAAATAATCCGTCAGCTAAATTATCTAACGGCGTAGAGATTAACGGCTCAGCTACTATTACAGGCTTAGACTTATTACCTATCGTAGTAGGAGTAATAGCTGGCTGTCCTTATACAAGCTCAATATCTTATAAAATATTTAGCGAATTAGAGGAGATTACTTTACCGTCTACTTTGGCTTACGGCCAGATTACTTTATATCAAGAGGAGGAGGGAATTAGAGTAGCAAGCCCTGTAAATACTCTTACTACTACTAACGACCAATACACAGAGGATATGAAATCTATAGCTATTGTAGAGGGTATGAAAAGAGTAGAAGAAGATATGATTTACGCTTTTAGAACTGGCTACAAAGGTAAATATAAAAACGACTACGACCACCAGAATTTATTTATGGCGGCCGCTGAATATTATATTACTCAATTAGAGGAGCTGGGAATTTTCGACCCGTTCTATGAAAATACTATAGATATTAACGTAGACAAACAGCGTGCTTTATGGAAAGTCCAAAAGGGAGACGTAGTAGACAGCTGGTCTGACCAAAAAGTAAGAGAAACCTCTTACAAAAATATGTTTTATCCTCTCTTAGACGTTAAATTTTTAGACGCTTTAGAGGGCATGGAAATGACCGTAGAAATGTTTTAGGACATTTTAAAAAATTAGTTATTACTTTTTAAAAATAGGAGATATAGATCGTGAAAACTGGAGAAATTTTTAACGGTACTAACGGTACTCTATGGCTCAGCTCTGATAACTCAGAGATAGCCGTAGGAAGTATGCAGAGCTTTACAGTACATCAAGCTAACGAATTTGAGGACGTAAACGAGGCTGACTTTTACGGTAAAAAGAAAAGGTTTTTAGGTTATGAAATAACCGGGACTTTATCTAAATACAAAGTAGGCCATGAATTTTTAGACATCATGGAGCGTTATAAAAATGGTGATATACCAGAAATCAGCTTTGTAGGTAAAGCGTATAACCCAAATACAGAAAAAATGGAAGTAATTAAGGTTATCGGAGTTACCTTTAATGAGGCTGACTTAATCAACCTAGAACAAAAGACGGCAACTAAGGAGGATTTACCTTATGCGGCCGAGTCTTATAAATGGATAGCTAAAGTGTAAAACCGAATTTATGCACTTATCTCTAATCCTCTCTAATCCAGAGGGGATTAGATTTTATTTACTTTTAAATTTAAGGAGATTTTATTATGGCAAAGAAAAACACAAAGACTACTACTATTACTATCGACGAGCTTTTAGCTCGTAGACAAGCCGTAAAGGATTATTCAGTATTTCACTCTGATTTATTTAATACGGACTTTGAATTAGAAAAACTATCAGCCTCCGACGTAGCTAATATTATGGCTACAGACGACGAGGAGTACTCAAAATACGGACAGCTTATTTATAACTCCTGTCCTTATTTCAGACAAAAAGAACTAATAGAAAAACTCGGAGTAGAAAACCCTTACGAAGTCCCGGAGGCTTTATATGGAGATAATTACGCTGAGCTTTTTATGTTTGGTAATTTTATTTTAGAGCGTTACGGTTTTACTCCTGACAGGCTCGAAAAAATAAAAAAGTAATAGTAAGTGATGATAACGCTTATTTTTATCATTACTACATACAAAAAGGACATAATTTACAGGATTTATATAACCTTACTGAAAATGAGAGGCTGTTTTATGCGGCCTCTATTTTAGTAGAAAAAGAGGAGCAAGCTAAACAATGGGAAAAACTGTCGGAGTCGTTCTCGCTTTAAAAGATAAATGTAGTCCACAGCTTAAAAAAATAGCTGACTCTATGGGACTTACTGAGAAAGAGGCTAAAAAGCTACAAAAACAGACTAAAGACTTATCTAAGGCTTTAGGCAGTGGAATAAAAAAGGCCGCTACTGTATGCACAGCGGCCGTAGGAGCTGTAGCCGTAGCCACTCAGCAACTAGTAAGCCGTACTATAGAGGCTGGAGACAGAGTAGACAAAATGTCTCAGAAAATCGGCATGAGTCGTAAAAGTTTTCAGGAGTGGGACTATATCATGTCTCAGAATGGCTCTAGCGTAGACGTATTAGAGGTAGGATATAAAAAGCTGGCTACAACTATGGACGGAGCTATTAAAGGCTCTAAAGACTCTGTAGCTACTTTTAAAAAACTGGGCGTAAGTATTAAAGATAATAACGGAGCTTTAAGAACTCAGGAGGACGTATTTAACGACTCTATAAGAGCTTTACAAAAAATCCAAAACCCTACAGAAAAGGCCATACTTGCTAATAAATTATTCGGTAAATCGGCTATAGAGCTTAAACCTCTTTTAAACCAGTCAGCCGATAGCGTAGACGCTTTGAGAAAAAAAGCTAATGATTTAGGCATGGTTATGTCTGATAAAACAGTAGACGCCAGCGTAAAACTTACTGATACTATAGACACTATTAAAAGGTCTATGGGAGGCTTAACAGTCTCTATCGGAGCTGAGGTATTACCGATTATACAGGAATTTTCGGACAAACTTATAGCTAATATGCCAAAAATCAGAGAGGCTGTAGTACCGATAATCACTGGCATGGTAGGAGTGCTAAAATTTTTAGCCGAACACATGGAGCTAATTATATCTTTAGTCAGTGGCTTTGTGGCGGCCTTTGGAGCTTTTAAGGCCATAACTGGAGCTATAAATATTATTACGTTATTTCAGAAAGCAATTACGACAGCTGGAGGGGCCGTAAAATTATTCAATTTTATTTGTGCGTCTAATCCTATCGGACTTATCGTAGTAGCTATAGGGGCCTTAGTGGCTGGGATAGTTTACGCTTATAATAAGTTTGAGGGATTTAGGAAGTGCGTACAGGCTACGTGGTCTATTATGCAATTATTCTGGAGCGTAATAGTTTTAGTCGGTAAAACCGTCTGGGAAAAAGTCGGACCTTTTGTAAAATTTGGAGTTACCTTAGCCAGCTGGATTACTCCAGTCGGAATTTTAATAAGAGGTTTTACGTCTTTATGTCAGTGGATAGGTAAATTACTCGGACTGGCTGGAGGACTCAGAGGCATAGGAGACAAAGTAAAAAACTGGGCTGATAATACCAGAGAAAAAGTAGACGCTAAAAACAACGAGAAAAAACCTAAAAAACACGCTTTAGGGACATCTTTTAGTACAGGCGGCCCAGCTTTAGTCGGAGAACATGGCCCAGAACTCTTAAACCTTAAAAGAGGGGACAGTATTACTCCAGCTGGCAGGACTCAGCAAGTCTTAAACGGTAATAACAGGCCTATAAATGTAAAAATAGAGATACTCGGTAATCTTATCGGCAATAACGAATTTTTACAACAATTTAAAGACGTTTTAGCTTTAGAACTTAGGACGGCTTTAGCTGTTAGATAAGGGGATTTTATGAATATTACTATATCAGATATAACAGGTAACGAGGTCTATATTATGCCTCACGTCCCGGCTGAAATTGAGTACGCCTCCGAGTCGGATAACGAAACGATAGAGACGCTCTCAGGTAAAATAAGACTGGTCGGAGAGGACGGCTTACAACACGTAAGCTGGACGGCTATATTACCACTTTATAAAAATTACTCATGGCAAAAACTAGGGAGCTTAGTAAACGGCTACGACTATATAAAGTTTATAAATACTATGAAAAAAAATAAGCTCCCTATAAGGGTAGTTATTACGGACGATACCTTTAACAGCCTATTAAATAAGCTAATGAGTATAGACAGCTTTACTTACAAAAAAGATAGAGCTAAAGACTATACTTATTCTATCGAGCTTACGGAATTTCCACAGGATAAGTGGGAATTTTTAAATACAGTTTTACAGACTAAAGGATATATGGTAGAGCTGGCTAATAAGTCAGCTACTCGTAAATCCCTTAAAAAATTTGGACTTTTATAATATGAAACGACTTTTAATTAACGGAGAGATATTAGAGCATACAGGCCCAGTAGAGTGGGGAGACAGCTTAGAGGACGTAGCTAATACAATTAGCTTTAACTCTGACGAGCAAATAGCTCCCGGCTCTCAGTTTGTTTTAATGGACGGTACTAATAGCGTTATGAGTGGGATAATTTCGGATTATACCCAGAATAAGGCTAACGAGTTTGTATATTCTGGCTATGACTTTGGATTTTATCTTAATAAAAACTCTATTATAAAACAATTTAACGGAATGAAATTAACGGACGCTTTTAGTAAGCTCTGTACTGATTTTAATATACCAGTCGGAGAGATAGCCTCACTGAGTACGACTGTTAAAAAGATTTATAAGGGAGTAAATTTAGCTGATGTATTTAGAGAATTTCTCGAACTACACAGAGCAAAAACAGGAGAGGACTTTTACTATTTTACTTGTAGTAACGGCTCTTTTAATGTCAAAAAATACGAAGTTATAGAGGATTTACAGGGCGTAGTAAATGATTTTATGACTATCAAAATTACAGACACCTTAACAGCTCCCTCTATATCCGTATCTATGGCCGATTTAAAAAATCAGGTAGTAGTAACGGATAACAGCTCTGATAAAATTTCTAAGCTGGTAACGGTTAAAGACGCTGAGTCTATATCAAAATACGGACTTTTACAGCATGTAGAGTCAGTAGATACAGATAAGGCTAACAGCTTAAATACAATAGCTAAAAACAAATTAAAAGAGTTAAACCAGCTTACGACGACTATAGATATTACAATGCTGGGAGATTATAACCTACATAAAGGCGTAGTAATACCGAATTTAATTAACGAGGAGTTTAACTTATCTGGAGACTATTTAGTAAAATCCAGCCGTCATAGTGTAACCTCCGTAAAAGAGTTAGTAACAGTAAATTTAGTTAAATATGACAGGAGTAAATTATAATGAAACCTGATTTAATGCGTACTCTCGTCGAGGAGCTAAATAAAAGGAATAATCCGACAGACTTAAAGACCGGGATAATAGGAGTAGTAAAACAGCTGGAGCCTTTAGTAGTCTCGATAAACGAGGGAGCTATAAACTTAACTGAGGACGATAATTTACTTATCTCTGAGTGGTTTAGGTTTAGATGTAACATAGATAAAACAGGAGCTTTAAGCTCTACGGTGCCGTCAGATTTAGAGAGTGCTACAGGAGTTACGGAGACTCACTCATATACTGGGAGTCCCTGTAATATGCCTGACGCTATAAGCTATCTGGCTGACGCTATAACGCAAGTAAACACAGAGCTTTTAGCTCTGAAATGTAATTTAGCTCTGGGGGATAAGGTCGTAATCTCCAGTCTGGAGCAAACAGATTTATACATAGTAATAGATAAGGTTTTAGAAAATGTTTCCTGATAATACGTTACGAGAACAAATAGAAAATTTTAAAAACTCTGAGGAGAGTATAAAAAGGGAGCTGGGTAAGACTCCCTCAATAGATTTTATAAGCTCCTCTATAGATATGATAAACGGTACGCCTAAGCTGGTTACGGACATAGAGGCCATAAAACAATGGATTATATTATACGTAATCACTCCCAGAGATACTTACCCTATTTATGAGGGTACAGACTTTGGGACGAGCTGGCGTAAACTTTTAGGCCGCAAAAAATTAAATACCAGTGGCTATGAGGAGTCAGAGCTTATAAGAGAAATTACAGAGGGCCTGACTTTAAATCCAGCTATTGAGTCGGTGCAAAGTGTAGACCTGAGCAAAAACGGACGATTTTTAAATATAAAAATAGTCGTAGAGCTATTTAACGGAGAGCTTTTAGAGACTCTCGTAGAGGATAAAATAACTTTCAAGTAAAAGGAGTGTAAAATTATGGCTTTTATTTCAATAGACAGTAAAACGAGTGAGGAAATCACAGCCGAAATGATAAACGAAGTCCCGGAAAAATACCAGAAAACAGTAGGCTTTTTTATATGGGACTTTTTGAGAGCTGTAAGTATAGCTCTAATGGAGTTATGGAACTCCCTTTTTTATATAGCTGGATTAGACGACCTGACTAAATTTAATTACGACGATTTAGTAAGATTTGTAAAACAGCGTAGAGGGATTATAGCTCACGAGGAAAGCTACGCTACTGGACTTATTACGGTAATTACTGGGGAGGGTAGAATTTCGGACGGTGATTTATTCGAGACTCCAGACGGCTTACAATTTGAGGCCATAGAATATAAAAACGTAACGGCTGGAGATACCTTTAAAGCTCAATGTCTTACAGCTGGCCCAGACGGTAATGTACCAGTAGGAGCTATAAGCGTTATCCCTAAAACTATTCAGGGGATAGTAAAAATATCAAACGAAACGGCCTTTACTGGGGGATATGAGAAAGAGTCTAAAGAGTCTATCATAGAAAGATACATGGAGGACTTACAAAATCCTATCACCTCTGGGAATATTTACCACTATAAAAAGTGGGCCAAAGAAGTTACAGGAGTCGGAGACGCTGACGTAAAACCTCTCTGGGACGGAGATAATACAGTAAAAATTTTAATTATTGACGCTGATAAAGAGACAGCGGACAGCTCTTTAGTCAATGCCGTACAGGATTACATAGACCCTTACACTTTAACAAACGGAGTAAAAGTAGGCTGGGGCTGTGGAAACGGACAGGCTCCTATAGGTGCCTACTGTACGGTCGTAAGTGCAACGGCTAAAAATCTGGACGTATCTTTTACAGCTACCTTAAAAACTGGAGCTAACCCAGACGAGGTAGAGGAGGCTGTAACAGAGTCAATAAAAACATATTTACACGAAATAGCTTTTAATAATACCGTATCTTACGTCTCTTATGCAAAAATCGGAGCTTGTATTTTAGCCTCTGACGGCATAGCTGATTATACGGACTTATTATTAAATAACGATACTGACAATGTAGCTATAGCTAACACGACTACAGACAGAGAGATAGCCGTATTAAACAGCCTTAGTATGGAGGTTATAGAATAATGACTTTTTTAGAAAAAATTAAAAAGCTGATAAACAAAGTCTACAGACTTGATACTTTTGTAAATATATTGTTATCACCTATCGGAAATTATTTAGCTCTT